GGGTGCGCACATGACGCTTCGACCAGTCGTCGAAAATCTCGGGGTAGAGCGGCTTGACCTGAAACGTTTCACCGCAGCGGTTTTCTCGCCCGCAACGCAGGACGAATGGCTTATCTGCCCACGTGAACAGCTCGCGTTTGTCACAGGCCGGGCATTTGCCCTCCTGCAGATACTTGCCCTTCTCCTTGAAGCCATAGTCGGCTTTCAGTTTCGAGAGGACTTCACGGAGGACGTCGGATTGCACGGGGGGGCGATCTTTCTAGGCAAGCGGAGGGCGTTCCCGGCGACGGGGGTCGCGCCGGGTGGATCAGGGCAGTGCAGGGTCGTTTGCGGCGAGGTGCCGCGTCGGCTTAGCTGGGGGCGGGAGTCGTCGCGGCCGGCGAGGTCACGACGTCATCATTGGCTGGCGTCCGGTTGTCGTCATTCGCCGGCAATGGCCGGGTCCTGCAGATGTTCGGGTTGGCAAAAGGGAGGCGGACCTCCGGGTTTGGGCAAGCGCTCGGCACGATCGTGCGGATGACCTGCAGCTCGGCGACGAAGATGTGGCCGCACGTGTCGTTCTCACAACGGTAGCGGATGTGCCGCACCATCGTGGTCAGCGCGGCGCTGTTCCGGATCGCTGCTGGTCCGCTGCAATGCGGGCAGGAGATACCGGGAATGCGGTGCTTGGTAGGCTTCGAGATAGTCATTGGGTCCCCCCGGCATTCGCTGCGTCCGACCCCGCGCCGAACGTTACGAAACTGGCGAGGCGGCGTCGGATCGCGGTCAACGCGCTCTCGACTTGCTCAACCTCGGCGACGGCACGGATGATGTCGTGCTTCGAAGCATTTGAATTGGTGACGGCCAGCCCTGCCGCGATGGCTTCGCCGGATTCACGGGCAAAGGTAGCGATGTCGCCAGCAAGTAGCCGGTGGCACGCGGTCGCTGCCTCCAGTCTGATGTCGAGCTGATGCAGGTAGGTATCGAGAAACGGGGCATCTTCGCCGCCCGCTAAACGGTACGCCATGTCTAGCTGCAGCGCCTGCACTACCGTCGGCCGCTTTCTTGAGCGTTCTTCAGACCAGTACCGGATGGTCCTGTTCGATCGCTGCACGATCTTTTCGCAGGTTTCCCAGCTGAGCAGGCCCGCCACGCGCGTCATGGCGTGCGCAAAGGTACGAGGTGCGCGAACGTTAGTCATGCGCGGGCACTTTGGTGCGAAACAGCCCGCCGATCGCATGCGATATTGCTGGTCTGATCCGCTACAGCATCGAGCGTAGGTTCTGACGGATAGATATCGGGGCGGAGGTGATGACGGGGAATGCCAGTACCAGCTTCAGCCTTGAGCACGAAACGCTCCGGCAGAAGGGAGCCATTCCGCAAAAGCTGGGAAATATTGCCCTGCGTGCAGCGGCACATATTAGCAAAGGCGGTCTGCCCCGGCGCTTTCGCGACAGCGGCTTGAAACGCGCTGAAAGCCGTTACGTAGGCGGCTTCGTCAAGGTCGTATCGGCTCGTCATGACTGACCGATATTACCAAACTAATGAGTTCGCAATAGACAACTATAATAGGCGGCTAATTTTTTTTGGTACGGTCGCGTCATGACGATCGTGGGCGATAGATTACGGGAAGCGATGCTCGATCAGGGCGTCGAGCAAGCCCAGGTAGCGGCAGCGGTGAAATGCACACAGGGTGCCATCAGTCATATTTTGACGGGTGAGACCCTCAGATCGCGCTTTTTACCGGAAATTGCCGATTACCTTAAGGTTTCGCTGTCGTGGCTACGTGGTGACAGCGACGAGAAGCTACCTCCATACCGTCAGAATGTTCATCTCACTGCCGACGACGAGCGTCGGCTGGCATTGGTTCGTAAGGCCAATCCGGAGCAGTTACGGGCGATAGCAGGCTTCATTGCAGGTGAGAAAATTGAGACAGAGGTCGCAGCAGAGCAGCTAAACCTCGTCGCTATTCAAAGCATCGATTTGGCCTATGGCATGGGCATATCGTTCACCGATATACCGATCGAGATCGATGTTCTGCATTTTCCAAAGGCCTGGATAGAAACGATAACTCACACGCCTCCAGGGCTGCTGACATGGGGCAGGGGGCGGGGCGACTCCATGATGCCAACGATCAACGATTCGGATCTTGTTCTGCTCGATCGTTCTCAGACAGTCATTCGTGAGCAGGATGCGATTTGGGCTTTCACGGAAGGTGATACTGGATCGATTAAACGCCTTCGGCTGCGCAACGAGCGCGTGACGATATTGTCGGACAACCCGTCGGTGCCGGCTGACGAGGTCCACGTAAGCGAAATCAGGATTGTCGGACGGGTCATATTTATTGGACGTCGTAACTGACACGACGCGATCGAATTTTGAGTCCGCGGGCGGATCTACGCCGCGCTTTCGAGTGTCAATGCTGAGGTGAACCCCCGGTCTGGAAGCAGCTCATGCGTTACGTCAGCGACGAGCCATTTGACGGCGCAAATCTCGTTCTTGAACCCTGTCACCGTCACCGGCCGGTCGGGGTAGATCTCTAGCCGCCCGAGCGCGAGGCCCAGATCCAAAGAGCGAGGCTCGCGTGCGACGCGGCCCTGCTCGGCAGTCGCTGCACGGCGGGCGGCGTCCTCGCTGGAATAGGTCCGCGCCAAGCGCTTGACCTCGCCGGTGCCGCTGCCGACCGTCACGGTCTTCTTCTTCGCGCCCTTGCGATCATGCCAGTCGGCCGAAACGCTGCCCGCTTCTTCGCGTTTGCGGATCCTGAAGCTGTGCCGATCGCCATCCCCGCGGCGTATCGTGATCGCCGGGATCGTCGCGCCGGTCGCCGTCGTTGCAGCGCCGGTAGGTGCGAGGATCAGCGCGCCCGCCTTCACCGTTGCCACGGCGTCATGTTCACGCCCGAGCCGGCGCAGCAGCGCGATATCGCTTTCGCGGGTCTGCGCCATCGCCTTGACCGCGATCGACGCCAGAGCAGGCGCGCAGCGGTGCGTCAGGCGGTTGCGACCGGCGATCTCCTTCACGATCGCGCCGAGCGTCGTGTCGTGCCAGCTCTTCTCCCGCCGCGTGGCGATAGCACTGGTGAAGTCCGCGGCGCGCGCGCGGATCGTGATCTGGTCGGGCGGGCCGCTATGCTCGACCTCGTCGACAGTGAACCTGCCCTTGTCGACCAGGCCGACCGTGACGCCGGATCCGGCTGACCAGCCGAGCTGGACGCTCAGCGTCGCACCCTCGCGCGGCATCGCCAGCCGGCCGTCCGAATCGTCGAGCGTGATCTCGAGCTGGTCGGCATCCCCGCCGCGGCGCTCGCTCAGCCGCAGCGTGATGAGGCGCGGCCGGATGCGATCGGTTAGGTCGGTGCCGTCGAGCGTCACCTTGAAGTCGGGGACGTTGTTGACCGCCGTCATGCCGCGACGCCCGTGTCTTGCGCGACCTCGAGCAGCTCGATCGAGAAGTCGATTTTGCGCGGGGTGCCGTCAGGGAAGAACTCCTTCAGCCCCTCGTCGATGTCGGTGATGACAAAGGCGCCGTGGACGCGGCCGGTACCGTCGACCAGTGGCCAGGCCTTTCCCTCTGCCGCCATGTCGCGCAGCTGGTCGAGCGACGCGCGCCCTGCCATCAGTTCGGCATAGGCCGCGCCTGACAGGCTGATCTTGTCGTTCTCACGGCCGAGAAACTGCGTGGCATCGATCGCGCCGACGCGACCGCTGCGCGCATGGCGCCAGCCGCTTTTGCGCTGCTGTTCCTGATAGGCGAGCGTCGGCAGCGAGAAGACGAACATGCCCAGCGCCATCATATTCACAGGTCGGCTCCATCGGGGCGGTCGGCAAAGGACGATTGCGACATGGCGCGCTGGCGACCCTGCGCCCGCGCCAGGGCGCGCTCGACCGCCGCGGCGAGTGCCTGCTCGCTCTGGCCTGGCGCGCCGTAGACGTTGATCGTGATCGGCGCCGCGGCGAACGCCGCGCTGCCAGATCCGACATTCGATCCGGGAAGCGACGTCGCCCCGGCAGGCGTCAACGCCGGCAGCGCGGTGCCGAGCGCCAGCGCCGCGGTGAGATCGCGCGACAGGCTGCCTATCCGCCGCACGGGCTCGCCCGCGCCGCGCGCGATGCCGTTGCTGAGGCCCTGCATCATGTAGCCGCCAAAGCCCGCGAACACGCGCGACGGCGAGCGAATGCCGAGCTTCTGCTTGAACCAGGTCGCGGCCGATGACGCGGCGCCGACGATCGTCGCCTTCAGCGCGCCGAGCCTGCCGGTGATGCCGTTGATCATGCCGGCGATCATGTTGCGCCCGAATTCACCAAAGCGCGCGGGCAGGCCGGCAAACCAGCCAAGCGCGCCGGTGACGACGCCGACAATCCCCCGCCAGAGCGCGCCGAACCATGCGGTGATCGGTCCCCAGCTTGCGTAGATCAGGTAGACCGCCGCAGCGAGCAGCGCGATCACGGCGATGATCGCTAGCACCGTGCCGAGGATCGGTAGCAGCCCCATCGACGCGGTACCGCCGGCAACGCCCATTGCGATCAAACCGGCGTTAAGAATAGCGATCGGCCCCATCACCGCAGCGATGACGATCGCGGCACCGCCAAGCAGGATGAACATCACCGCGAGTGCTGCAGCCGCCAGCGCGATAGCCTTGGCGAGCACCGGATGACGTTCCGTCCATCTGGCGATCACGCTGGCATAGCGCGAGGCGCGCTCGGTGATCGCGTTGACGGCGGGCAGCAGCATGGAGCCAAGCGAAACGCCCAGCACTTGGGCATTGACCTGCAGCTGCTTGGTCTGTTCGGCCGAGTCCTTCATGCGCTCGGCGAAGTCGGTGTCGGTCGTGCCCGAGGCGTTGGCCGCAGTCGCGCGGATCCGGCGATATTCCTCGAGGTTCTGGATCAGGGGTCGCAGCCCTTGCTGGACCTGGGCGTCCTCGAACAGGAAGCCGATCTTGCCGAGATCGCCGCCCGTCGCCTTCTTTGTCAGCTCGGCAATCGCCTCAAGCGGCCTCTTGCCGTCGGCATAGGCTTTCTTCAGCGCATTCGGCAGGTCGATGCCGAACTTTGAGAATGCCTTGATCGTCGCGGGTGAGGCGATCTTCTGAATGATGTTGGCGACGTTGCCGGCCGCGGTTGCTGAATCGCCGGCACCCTTGCGCGCGATCTGCAGCGCAGCCGCCAGATCCGCGACCGCGCCGGTGCCAGTCTGGCCGAGCGCCTGATAGCCGGCGGTCAGCGCCGGGAACGCCCCCGCCATGTCCTTGATCTCGAAGGCGCCGCTTTTGCCCGCCTGCGCCATGATGTCGATGACGCGCGCGGTCTGCTCGACCGGCACCTTCAGATTGTCGTTGGCGGCGAACGCCGCGGCGGAAAGGTCCGCGATCTCCGCCTTGTACGCGGTCGCCGCGCGGCCAATCGGGCGCATCATCGCGACCGCCTTTTCGGGGCTGAGACCAAAGCCCGCGAGCGTATCCACGCCCTTCTGCAACTCGTCGGGCATCTGGTTGGCAGCGCGCGCCGCGGCGAGCAGGTTGCGGCCCATTTTCTCCGATCGGTCGCGCCCAAGGTCCGCCTTCTGGGCGATGTCGGTCATGACGGACTGATATTCCTGCGCGTCACTGATCGCGCCAAGGATCGGACGGCCCATCGCCATGCCGGTTGCGATACCGGCCGCACCGCCAGCAGCGACGCCGGTTGCCATGTTCTGGGTGCGGGCGAACCCTTCGCGGGCGCGGCCGAAACGTTTCTGCCGCTCGTCGAGGCGGTCGAACTCGGCGCGCTGCTGACCCATCGTCGCAGTCGTCGCGGCGATATTGTCGCGCAGCCGCGCCTCGTGCGCGCCCAGATTGCGGACGTCGACGCCAGCCGAGGTAAGCCCCGAGCGCATGCGCGTCAGCACGTTGCCGTGGTCCTCGCTGGCCTGGACGAGCTTGCGTTCTGCCGCCTCGGCTGCGGCAAGTGCATTGGCCATGCGTTTGGTGGGGGTGTCGGTGCGGGCAATGTCCTCGCGCAGCGCGCGAATGCGGCGCCGCGCGTCGTCGATCTGTCCAAAGATCTCCGCGCCCTTGGCCTGGCCGATCCGGAATTCCCCGATCGCGCGTGCCTGCGCGCTCAGATCCTTCAGGCTGTTCCGCGTGACCTTCAGCGCGGCTGCGGCCTTGGCCGAACCTCCGATGATATCGCGCAGCGGCTTGGTGACCTTGTCGCTGGCCTCAAGCAGCATGCGGATGCGGAGGTTGCGGTCCATGGCGTCAGCTTT